TGAGTCAATTGGCCATCATCGGCCACAGAATATAGACGGAAGTTTTTATAGATCCTATCTCCTTTGATCGTAGCCAGAGACGTGATGACGTAGTTGATATTGTGTTCTTCTGTGCCATCGGTAAGTTGAACTTCAAGTCGTTCTTTCTTTGGGACGTCTAATTTACTGAAATCAACCATAAGACACCTCACAAATCAGCAAGTTGAGCAGGAGACCAGATATCTGGAATACCCCAATCTTCTTCCGATTTTCCATTATAAATTCCGTAGAAATATCCTTCGGACGGTATATAGACGATTCGCTGCCAGTCATTCGTTCCGTGTGACTCCTTTGGCTCAAAATCACGAGTCAAAATTCTACGTCCACCGCTGCTATAAGCGGATGTCTTTGTAGGAACCTCGATACATTTGTTGTCCAAAATCCGAAGAATGTGCTTAATGGACTTCTTAGAAAGATTCATAACTTTCTCCTTAGCCGTAGCTTACTTCGTTCTTATCATCACGGAATCGCACAAAGGTCGGGAATTGCAGGGACTCAAGGCCGGTCTTTTTATCCATTGTGACCTCTTTGTACTTTAATTCGATGATACGCCCGATGTAATCACCCTGATTCGCCCACACGGTAGCTCTCGTAGCATCATCAAAACCGGAACCAACACGAAGCTCGTTGCCCTTGTAATCAACAACCAAAGCGCCCATCGTACCAGCCAGACGGTTCTGACCCTCTTCGATTGCAGTGACACGAAGATCAACAGTATAAAAACGCTTGATTTTAAGACAGCCAGTGTGACGCGCCCGCTTATAAGGAACCGATGTATTAAGCATGAGCCCTTCCCAATCATGTTTGACTGCATAATCGAGCCACTGAGGAATCACACTTTGATCTGTACCTTCGTAGACCATCGGCACGACCTGGATATTTTTGAGCCCTTTCTGCTCGATCGTAACGGCTAAATCTTCAAGCCATTTACGACGGAGTTTATATGGCGTAACAAAAGAACCATCTTCATAAGGAAGGCTGCCTTTGCCGTTCTCAAACTCATCAGTAGGAATCAAATCAAACACAACGAACTTGATCTGGCTTTTATCTCCATCCGAGTTCAACATACCAGTGCCAACCCGAAATGCCTCACCGTCTGATAGCCCTCTGCTATTACGATACACCAGCTCGCCATCGTAGACATATTCATCAATCAGCGATTCATCGCCAAGCTCTTTGATGATGTCGTCCTTAATATGGTCGAGGCCGGTAAACTCTTGTCCCTGACGGGAAATGAACTTGCCACGGTAAAAGGTGCCCCTGTTACCATTCATCTTGCGGCTGAGACTGAACCAGGTGCCCGGCTTGAGTTTGACTTTATCGATAGGATATCCTTGCTGGACTTCCCAGACCGGAATGACCACTTTGCCAAAAATCTTATTGACCATAGCAGCTTCAACACCCAGGGGCAAATTCTTAGTGAATACTCGAATCAGAAAATCTTTATGTGAAGCATTCCAGTAGATATAACTGGCTGCCATTGACAAAGCCATGTCAGAGCCGGTGTTGCACTCCGCCAGGAATAAGCAGATATCTTGGAAAGTGTGTGGAAATTTATCCACGATTTGCACTTTCTTGTTGATTTTCGCTTTAGAGATTCCTGTTGTGATCTGCGGATCGAGAATAAAATCAAGGAAGAAAAACAACGGATTCTCACCAATCTCGTTCTTGGCATCTAACAAGATTGTTGCCTTGTCGGTCTTTTTTGTGGCCTTCTGAAGCTTTTTTGTCAGTGTTTCCAGCTTGTCCAGCAGCACACCGTCCAGAATCAGCTCGCCTTCGAAATCAAGTGATGATGTCATCTTCAGTCCCCTTTCTTGTTCTCTTTGGTTTTTGCGGTAATTCATAATGGGTCAGCGCTTCACGCATTTCGTGGAGAAGAAACGCATGGATCAGCCATGATGTGGTATCCGGCTCACAAAAGATGATCTGGCAATTATATCGAGCAAGCCATGTGGTGAGACTGCCCAACAATGAAGCTGGAGTCATCTTACTGCGGTAAGCACCGTTATGAATCTTTTCCCATGAACCGTTTTCAATGAGTATGTACGTCTTTGCTCCAGCGGCCGCAGCCCTGTCGAACTCTTTTGCGAACCGGATGCGATTCGTTGTGAAATTTCCGCAAATCTCTGTCAAGTCATATTTTCTTTCGACCACTACTTTGTCTGCCAACGAGAATTTTTCGCCATTGGGCAGTGTCACCTCAGCACTATAGTCACCGAAATCCAGTCTCTTACGCATATAAGCACACGGGAACGATGAGAGCCGCTGATGTAGAAGTGGAGTATCTTTTTCTCGGTCATCCACAATAATCACCATTGACTTGAGGATCTGAGTGATTTCGTTATATGTCACTTTGTCACCTCCTTTCACCTGACGTGTACGTATTTACGAAGAATCGTTTCTTTGTCGGTCCTGGATTGAATCCACTGGCCCTGCTCGTCTTTTGACCAGCGGCCTTCATCCCGCTCTTCATCAATGCGAAGGATGTCGCCTTTCTCGATTGGGGCAGCTTCCAGAGTGCGGCCTTTCACCTTAAGCCGCCGCTGCTGACCAGTTTTGAGGACGTAGGCGCTGACAGTTTTATTGGCGAACTTACCATCGATATCCAGGACGTAGATGTAAGTGGACTTGAGATTTGGCATAGTCAGCTGGATATAACCAAGGCAATCAGCTTCATATTGGATGCGGTCTGTAATTGGAGTTTTGACATCTTCTGTTTCTCTCGCCAAATTCCGAACAATACCAAGCCAGTCCACATTGACATATTTTTTCTCTGTCTCTTTTTCGCACAAATGAAGCATCGTATCATAAGAGAAAAGCTTGTCCATATCCACCTTATTGAGCTGCTTTGCTCCGAAGTATTTATTGAAGATGTCCACCTGAGAGAGAAGCTGATTGGGGTTCCCGAACTCCGAAAAGAAGTCGAGCTTAATAAGAATCTCAAGCTGGCGACTGTCCGCAATTTTCTTCATTTGGTTCATAACAAGCAGATCAATGAAAGAACTAAACTTGTCATTGCGGAGCTTATAAAACTCACGACTGAGCCGCTTGTTCAGATACTTGATAGATTCCATTCCCTGATAGATTTTCTTGTCTGTCTTATCGTAGACATATTCATCCCGGGAATGACGAAACTTGATGGGCATGATCTGGATGCCACGTTCATTCGCAAGCTTGGTCGCATTAACGATTTTTTCTTGCGTGTCCGCAGTGTTCAGAAGTGCCGTTACAAATTCGTGGGTGTAGTAATAGCGATAATACGCACAATAATATGTAAGAATCGAATACCCGGTAGCATGGTTCAAACCAAACTGATACGAGGCCGAGTTCTCGATGACCTGTAAGAATTCTTTTGCTTCTGTTTCGGCGGTTTCTCTTGATTTTGTTGAGTGATTACAATAGCCATTCAGGATACGAGGCATTGCCGCATCCAACTCCGCCTTGTTCTTGTGACCGATTGCACGGCGAACACTATCTGCATCACCGCCGCTCATATCACAGAACTGTTGGAGGAACGCGATGGTCTGTTCCTGAAAGACAAGCCAGCCCAGGCTATCTTTTAACAGCTCGTCGATTTCAGGCGACGGATTGTGATTTGCTTCATGCCGGAAGAGCTTGTCTCTGTAAGAAGCGCCGCCGGGTCGAATGGCTGCCGTGACCAAGCTCAGATCTGCGATGCTGTGAACATCGTATTTTTTGAGCGAATCAAAAGCGAAATCCTCAACGAACTGGAAAATGCCAACTGGAGACGTTTTCATATCTGCCCAGACTGCCTGGTCATCGAAATCCATTTCCCAAGTGTGCGGGTACGGAATATCAGCCAGCTTACAGGTTTTATCAATAACAGACACTGTATCAAGACCGAGGATATCGTACTTTGCCAGACCGACTGCATGAGACGCTTCCATGTCAAGACACAGAATGGGCAGCCCGTCTTTATCTTGGAAGACACCATACCTTTTATAGAGGTCGATTGGAGCGATGATAACGCCAGCCGGATGATGTGACAGAGACACGATCGTTCCTTGCAATCCATCAAAGTAGTAGAAGATATCAGGATGATCTGCACGACACTTTTCAGCGCTGGCATCGTATTCCTTTTTCACTTTTGCGATCCGATCAAGGGAATAAGGATTCCTAGATTCGTCTGCATCCGGATTTTCACGCTTCCAGACCTTTGCAAGAGCTCGTCCAATCTCGTCGATTGTCGCTTTTCCTGCCAAAGTACCCATAGCCAGAACATACGCACACTTCTCACGACCGAACGATTCAAAGATGTGGTTGTAAATCATAGGACGATAAGCATCAGGCACATCGATATCAATATCACCAATCTCGACACGGTTTTCATTACAGAATCGTGAGAACACCAGATTCCAGCGAGCCGGGTCAACATCGATGATATCTGTGACGAATGCACACCGAGAACCTGCAACAGAGCCACGACTTGGTCCGAACGGAATGCCCTCTCCCTTGCCCCAAATCATCAGGTCGCTCATAGAAAGCATAAAGCCCAGCATGTTGGTTTTCTTAAAGACTGTAAGCTCCTCTTCAACATCTGCCTTAAATTGGGCGACTTCATATTCAGGAATGATACCGCGACGAATTTTGTCGTTCAGCATATCATGGGTACGTTTGATATAAACATTGGCATCTGATTCAGAAGTCCCGGTCAAAATGGGATATCGTGCATTTGTGCTCAGAGTGAAATCAGTGACACTATCTACCATCCGATTCGTATTCTCGATTGCTTCCATCCAGACTTCACGAGGGAGTGCATCTTGCACAGTGAACGCGTCGACCAGCTCATTGTAAGACTTGAAGGTTAAATCAAATTCGTCCTCACCAGTGAACTCGATTCCCTTGCCCATCATAAGGATCTTGCGGCACTCTGCTTTATATGCATTCAGACTGTGGGTGTCAGTTGCAGCAATCAGTGGCTTGTGATATTTCTTGGAAAGCTCCCAGAGATACTGGTTATATTCCTTTTGATCGTCACAATCGTGATACTGAATCTCATAATAGTCATAGGTCTTGCATAGTTTGTCATAAACTTCCTGACGAAATCCATCACATTCTGACGTGTATTTGCGAAGCGGGCTTGCCAGACAGGCAGAGATTTTGATGATGTTATCAGACAATCCAAAGAATTCTTCAAAAGTGATACGGGGCTTATAATACTTGTGATCAGCATCATAAGACGTGCTCATCACCTTGTTCAGCTCCAAAACACCACGAGCATTTTTGCAAAGAAGAATCGTATGGAAGTTGTCGCGAACTTTATAGCGTTCAGCATCCATCATTTTACCGATTTCCTCTTGTGCTTCCTGCGGGTCCCAGCCTTGATAAGATTCATAAACCTCATCAGGGATCTCTGGATAGTGGTATATCTCAGAAGTAAGATACACCTCGCAACCAACGATGAATTTCAAGCCCTTTTTCTCTGCATACTGTTTCTTTTCAGTCCAGTTAAGGTTGTAGCCATGGTTGGTAGAAGCAATCGCTTTCATTCCGTAAGAAGCAGCGAGATCAACATAATCCTCCCATTTTGTACAAGAATCAAGGAGCGAACCTTTATCGTCGTGCAAATGGTATACAACATAGTTTTGCTCCATGAATCCTCCTTAAAATAAATCGTCTATACCGACCACGCTTGGGTCTTTTGCCGCATAAAACGGCCGTTTGTTGATGCAATCCCGAAGCGGTTCACAGGTTTTACGATGACCACAGAGATTGGTGCAGAAGAAATTTGGATCGCCATTTTTCTCTTCGATCTCTCGTGCAGGCCATTCGCCACTGCGTTTCCGCTCCTCGAACTCGTCCGCTGTTTCGTTTATGTAATCGATGCATTCTTTGCGCAGTTCATCGGTGACAGGATACGGTCTGACATATGTAGTCAATTTGAACTGGCAGCGAATATCTTCCGGCAAATCATTGATATCGTTCGATTCGATAAATGCCTGGGTAACAATTTCGATCTGCTCACTGTCATACCCGGCGGCTTTCATTTTGGAACGAACCGTGGACCGCAGCGTGTAACCCACTTTGCATCGATCGAGCACCTTTTCGGCTGGTTTTGCACGTTTTCCGAATCCGGTTTCGTATGTAATCTTGCAATATTTCACCATGATCCAACAAGGAACGGCCGTTTTGAATCCAGCCTGTTCAAGCGCCAGAGTGTACGCGACCAGCTGACGACCATAGTGAAGTAGGTCTTCATCCTTAAACTGACTGGAAGTCTTGATATCCAACACCTGCAGCCGCCCGTCTGGCAGGACACGGATCAAATCTGCATAACCTTGAAGATAGCGATCATCACGAAGCTTCAGAATAAGCAGCTTTTCGACTTCATACTCGCCTTTTGGACTGACCCAATCACGAGCCATACAACGCATATTTGAGATCCATTTATCGCGGATGCCATTGCCGCCATCTCTCGTTTTGGGAAAATCAATCCCAAGCATATCGAGTTCGTCCAGACCGTTTTCGATGGCAGGACCGATATCTGCTTCTGTGTTCTTCCCTTCAATGATTCCTTCCAGCGTATCGTGAACCACAGTACCAAGAGAGGAATACACATTGGCGCACTGATCACGCGGTCTGATATAAGTCAGATATGCATTATATGGGCAATCATGGATCGTACTCAGCTTTGAATAGCTGTACACCTGCGCCCCTTTGTCATACAGTGCCTGTAGCTCAGGGGCTATTACTCTTTGTCCCATTTACATCACTCCTCTACCCATTTCACATATTTTGTTACGCCCTCTTTGTAAACATCCTTACCAAGATCAGCTATATTCATTTTGGAGCCCTCCTGAATCAACCCATCAGGCCAGATATACCCAACCTTTGTTTTTAAGATCGGATTGTCCACGATGAGTTTTTTACACTCGTTGACCAGATGCTCTTCTTCGAGCCCTTCATCGTAGGCCAGAATGATTTTCTTTGGCAGCATTCGTTTGATGTATTTGGTTTGCGTATCTGATACATGACAGCCGCACGTTGCGAGGGCAATATTGCAGCCGAACGAATCGCATTGCTGGACTGCCTTTTCAGATTCAAACAGAACGATATTCCCTGTTTCCTGAATCCGATGATAATTCTCAGAGTATCCAAACAGTGTTTTGCTGCGTGGACAAGAGATCAACGGATACCAGCGTTTATCATGCTCGCACTCGTAATTGGCGCGGCCCATGATGCCGACTAAAGAACCATCAGTTGCACGCTCTGGGATCGTAATTCGATTTGATTCCACATCATAACCGACACCGAATTTGTGCTGAGTATCCAGGCTGATACCATCTTTGATGAAGCGGAGATTGTATTTGTTGGCATACGGTTCCAGAGTCTCCTCCGGGTACGTTTTCAAATCTTCCATCTCTTCTTCATAGTCAGGCATCAGTTTTAAAAAGAATCCACCGAACGGCCAATGCGTTTTGATGTTGACCTCTTCTTTTGAGATGCCAGCCTTTTGTGCAGCGAATTTCAAAGAATCTGGAAACGAACATCTTTTGACATCCATAATCAGACTGAAAAGATTCCCCTTTTGGTTTGTAGAGAAAACAAAGAACCGAAGCGTGCCGCAATCGAGCATACAACTGGTTGGATTTCGCTGCTCTTCTCGAGCGAACCGCAGATTATTTTTGAGAGGATTGAACTTGATATTTTCAAAGCCAAGTGCTTCAAGGATCTGAATGATTTTGTCTGGCTGATTTTCAAGCTTAGACGTTAATACATTGACATCCATTCATATCGAAGCCTCCCTTCTTATTTATCTGCGGTCGTATTGGCCATGGTCATTTACAATGGTACAGAAACCAATTTCGATCCAACGGTTCCAAGCTGAATCCCACTGATAAAGAAGAGTTTGACCATCTTCATCAGAACGAGTTTTATTCAGAAAAAGAACCATATATTTTTTGTCTTTATCCATGATGAATGGCTCTTTGATCTTTGGATTATCCTTATTCCGCCGATAGGGATTGCAATCAAATTTTTCACCGGTATATTCGTCCTGCCAACATGCCCTGGCAAAGACAGCTTGAGCCACCACTTCTTTTATCTGTTTTGAGTTTGACAGACAAGTTGCGTCAAGCCAACGCTGATTCGTAGTATGTAATGCCAACTGAAAAGTACAGATCATAGCGACTTGTTCTTTTGAAACGGTATTAAAAATGCGGCGACTGTTCATCAACAATGCCTGCCACATTTTATCGTCAACACCGTCATCCGATTTCATGGTGTCATAGATGATTGCCTTTGTGCCGGATCTTGCAAGACGCTTGATGTACTGAAGCACCTTAGAAGTGTCGTTTTCGAACATTTTTACAAAGCGAATATTGGAATACTTTTCTTTTGTAATGGCTGCTGCCTTACGAAGCATCTCCAACTCCTCTTCATTAAAATGGCCAAGACTGAGCTTTTTACGGGTGATTTTCCAGTAGTCCAATTCTTTCGTGAGGATGTGAACCAGTAACATATTTTTATATGCCTTGCTCTGCATCTCGTTTGAAATAATCGCAACGCCTGTGCCGCCTTCTGCAAACGGGAGAACCATATTTTCAAAGATAAAACTTGATTTTCCTGTGCCGCTGTGACCAGCAAACAAATACATATCCCCAACAGGAGCTCCAAGTGTCAGATAATTCAATAGAGGTGCTCCGGCTGCATAACTAATTCCCTGATCCATGCCGGCATTGCACTGCTGGATGTATTTTTCATCAACAACAAGATTTTCGATCTTTGAATCGTTGCCGGTTGTCAGCGCCACACTGTTATTGAGCAGCTCGAAAGTGTTATACACATCTTCGTTCGTGGCATCATCAAAGCGCTCCGGGTGACTGAGTAGCTCATCATACTTGGTGGCCAAGATTTTGAGCGTATTCATTTTGGCGATTTGGTTGTAATAGCTGTCCGTGTTCTCCGGATTGACCAGATCCATCATTGCCTTACAAGCACGCCAGCCGTTCAGTTCTTCGTAATGCCGACGGAGTGTGGGTTTGTCCGCCAGATATGTATCAAGAGTGATGTTATCGATATTAGAAAAACCCTGCCGACGAATGCCGCGACCGACCATGAAATAGAAAACCTGTTCTTCACAGATCAGGGTTTTATCTGTTCCTTCGTTGATGTTTTTGTAATCGTCGTATCGCTGGGGATCTTTCCACAGACAAAAAACAAAGCTTGCTTCGGCCTGTACACGATTTGCTTCGATCTTTTCAATCGCCTTGGTTAAATCCATAAATCGTCACCTCCTAGCAAGCTGCTAACATCTTTTCCTTTGTGTGCAGTACCGATCATTGACAGGTCGATCATTGTATCAAGATTTGGTTCTGCATTATTTTTGACAGTCTTTTCTGCCTTATCTTTTTCACGCCGGTAAACAGCGCCGATATTGTTGCGAATGATCGCCATCAGATAGCTGCACTTCCCTGCGTCATCCTCGAACTTCTTATTCTGCATTGCCCACCGAATCGACTTTTCGTTTTCATCCATGGTTTGCTGAATGATTTCATCCGAGTAGAAATCCAGTTCCTTCAGCCGGCGAAATACGATTGTTGGCATTGGCTGACCATTTTCCGGGTCATATCCAATAAAGTCCGCAATCGTACTGCATAGCTTCTTATAGGATTCCATCGTGCGGCCTGGCTTCTTTTGAGGAGCGGGCTTATTCTTTTTCGCCTTCTCCTTGCGCCGCCCGGCCAACCACGCCTGATAAACCGCTTCTGATTGGAAATAGCGATTGTTTGGCGCTTTGTAAAATTGACTCCTGGGTCCTTGCACCCCGGTAGCCATACATTTAACTGTAGGTTCCTTTGCCATATTTCCTACCTCAACATACCCACCGTCCCGCCCTGCGTATTTACTTTGGAATGACCGTGTAAAGTGTGAATGATTAGACCAAAGAATAAACGCGTTTCAATGCGTCAATAGGAAATTCTGGATCAGAGAACTTAAGACCGACCTCATCGCGGATCGCCTTGATCTGGGCCTTAACATCAGCAGATGCGTTACCGAAACGATCCTGAATTGCGCTGATCCACTCGGCACGGTAAGGCTCGTCCTCTTCAGCCTGAGCTGCGGCACGATTTTCTGCATCCTTACGACGAGCGATTTCTGCCGTCTTTTCCTGCTGTGCGGCTTCTTCCTTCTGACGGGCAGCCATATCAGCATCAGTCATCGGCTTCATAGTGGCAGAGTTCTTAACACCCTCTTCAAACGCTTCGACGAAAGCCTTGGGGGTGAAAGGAACCTTCTCAGGCAGACCGTGAAAACGAGAACCAGCATCCAGACTTGCAGTAGCACGCAGATACAGGACACGATTTTCACCAGTGACCTTCTTATCCTTGATCTCACGATCAAAGACCGCCATCATAACCATCTGTGCAGTATCGGCAATTGCTCCATACACCTTGTCCATTAGGTTGTTTGTCCAAACCTGATACTCTTCACCAGTAACCATATCAGTACGAGTCTTTTCCTTAACATGAGACAAGATGAACACAGCGATACCGGCATCTTCCAGACGAGTGATCTGCTCTTGAATCAGTGCAATCACACGGTCTAAGCCACGGCCGTAGCCTCCAAATGCATCGTTGATACTCTTGCACGGCTTACCGGTCTCTTTACGAGACAACCGAATGGCCTCCTGTGCAGCGATATCATACAGGCAATCCAAGGTATCGATTGCGACCAGCTTAATGCCATAGTCCTTATTGTTCTCGACGATATCATCA